CCGACATTGTTGAGTCCTTGACAATCGAAGTTCTCTCCAAAGTGATCAAAGGAAGTTTTAATACGCCATTTTTGTCTCTCAAGTTTTTATCATTTTTAATCTGAAATGCTCTTTCTGCTGAAACCCAAATAACTGGGACTTTATTCCAACCTTTTTGGGTTGTCGAGAATATATTCAAATGTTCATCGATCCATTGGTGAAATGCTCTATCTATTGTCTCAAGCGTTGATGGCATGATGATTTCATTGCGTGCACGACCGAGAGCTTTATCGTAAATGTTGGGATCTTTGGATTCAATCTGTCTAGGGTCTCGGCCAAATCTCGTCGCATCGGTATCAAATGGATATCCATCCTCATCTAAACCTCCAGTGCCGCCTAAAGTCGGAGATGTGCCTACGCTAGATAGGTTTTCGTATGGATCGTCACTAGGTGGCATCAAATAATCCCTCTCTTGCTCTTATGCATTTAGCTGAAATCTCGTGCTTGTGGTCAACCTGTCCAAACAGCTGTTTTGGCTCAGCCAAAGTAACTATCTCATAGTATATATCGCCATATAAAACGAAATCGCCTTCTCGTACAAATAAATCTTGATCCTCTGTCAATCTTCTTTTATGAAAGTGTATGACGATAGAAGCTTCTTTGTCTAAACCAATATTTGATGTAAATTTTGTTTGGATGCCTTCATATTCAACCAAAGCATATACGCGGACCGGTGGTAAAAAAGTTTTTTGTATGGCTTCGCCGTATAATGAATGATAATTGGTAAATTCTGGGTCGATCGGATAATACAGCACCTGCTGTCCAATCACCCTCTCAATTAACTCATCATTGACTTGCTTTACAAGGTTGCGCTCCTTCTCTCCCAAGAATAGCGGAGAGGGCGGCGCGTCTGGCTGCTTCCATTTGTCGTCATCACCCATTCATTTATCCTACAAAAATTCCAAGCGGAACATTAGCCATAATTTTATTTGTCGCATCAACCAATTCTTGATCCTGCTTAATGAGGTCGTTATATTCCATCTCAGACAACATCGTTTTAAGTTCTTCTCGCAACTTGTCTTGTTCAGATTGCCCCTGAGTAATAAGATCTGAACCATTCAAGGTTACGGATTCCCCAGGTATTGGAATTGTGCTAAATTTACTTCTAACTTGTCCAAGCATCTCCTTCGTTAGTGCAAGGGCGAATCGCCTAATCCACTGCTTACCAATTGAATTGATATTTTTATATGGTACGTTGGCGAACGGCAGGGTATTCATATTATTGATACCATCAACCCCCTCAGTATAGTCGCTAGCATCTTCCCACACATCCGTAGGAATAGAAAAATTAAACCAAAAATAATCTGGGGCGTGGCTGCTGGGAATTGGGAATATTCTTAGCTTATTTCCGCCCTTTATTTCATAAGAATAGTGCGATGTTCTTGTATATATGCTATCTTCATAGGCCATGGCTTGCATTTTGTTTTGCCACGTTGGTATTAACTCAAATGTCGCATCATCTGCAAACTGCCCATAAGTAGAATAATTTCCAACAACGCCAATTCCGCCATAATAGCCATAAAATCGCCACATTGCTCTCGGTGTTTTGTAATATACTTTCCTAACAACGATCTTCTTAAGCAGGCTGGCGCCGGCTGCGGCGTCTGGGTGCACCTTTAGCTTTCCTTTGAAAAGAACGGCATCTCCCGTAGCTGCATCGGAATTATTCGAAGCAGCATCTACTACAATTTGTTGTAAATCGTAGTCTTGTTGGTTTTTAACTGTTTTGAACGATGCAGAGTATTCAGGTATTGAGCCGCCGACGCTAGCTTCCGCGCCGATAGCCTCAGTCACTCTTCTGGCATACTGAAATTCGAATCTGGGATATTTAAGGGCAACGTGTGTTCCGGTCAGCGCTGTTTTTAGGGGACCAGCTTTTAAATTTCCGCCATGATCGAACGTGCCAGTGGTATTTCCGAGTGCATCTGACAAAACATTTTTTGCTTGATGCAAATTAACTAGATATGAATATTCTAGCGTAGCTTCCTGATAAGCCGCATAAACATTATCTGTTTTTAATTCGATATCTAAGACATCCCCGCCTAACTTTCTATAAGTATAGGCGACCTGCATCGAGGCGCCTGCAAGAAAGTCGGCGTCGTCGCCATAAACGTTAAAAGGTAAAGATGCTGAAATTTCGCCCGTCGTACCAGTTGCAGGCAATATTACCTTGCTCATCTGGCTGACGGGCTGTAAAGTAGGTTGAGACATACATATGGTCCTCCGCTACTATAATTAGTTTGCTACATCAGTTGTAGAAGTTGTTTTTTATTCTTGTCGCGACTCAGCTGTCGGAATCAGCTTTTTTTTGCCTTCTTTGGGGCAGGCTTCTTACGAGAACGAGTTTTTTTAACCAAATTGCGTGCGCGGTCTAGAGGCGATTCCTCGACCTCTTTGACCTCAACCGCTGGAGATGGTGCTGGTTCCGGTTCGGGCTCCGCTACGACCTCTACAACAGGTTCTGGGGCAGGTTCTGGGGCTACCACGACTTGCTCGATTACTGGCTCTGGCTTAACCGGCGTAGCTTCTTCGCGGCCGCGGATCCCGTATTTTCGTGAATATTTGTTTACTAATTTTCGGCTTGTTAAAGCTCTTCTTTTTCTACCCATGATAACCTCCTGTGTTATATAATAAATAGTTCTTAAATTACAAAAAACCCCCTTCCAATCGGTTGGGGGTTTTAAATATATACTAAATTTAAATATTAGTCGTCAGCGGTTGTTCCAGCAGCACCAACAAGATGCACAGTGCTGACTTGCGTGGCGATATGTCCGCTGAGATGCCAGTTGGTACCATCACACATAATATGCAAGTGAAGCCCTTCTGCCGATTGAGCAACAGAACCATCAACAGTTATCGATGATATGCCGTTAAATGCATCTACAGTACTATTAGCTGCCAATGTAATAATGCCGCCATAAATATCAGCACCATCTTCGGCAGTCTGAAGGATAAAGTCAGCATCATCATCAGAAGCAACCGTAAAGCAAAAATCATAAAATACGCCTGCACTAGTGCTAGTTGCAGGAAGACTATATGTAAGATTATTGTCCACAGTTGACATATCAACCGTAAAAAGCGTACCGGATTCGCCAGCAGTAAGTGTCCTTGATGCCGCAGAAGCGTTAGTAACAGCCTCAACTAGTCTCTTCTGACCTTTGAAAGTTGTCCCAGCCCCCCAATCAATATCTCTCTTTAAATTCTCTAGTAATGCCTCGACTCTCGCGAGGCCAATTCTTTTTGTTCCCATAGTTAAAAACCCTCCTTTTATAATCATGTCCCTGCATTGGTTTATTTCAGCAATACCAGGGGGCAGTTCTAAGTCTACCCGATAACTTTGGTTTGAACTTTCGTTCACCTATAAGTAGTTTATTAAAAAAGAAAGCCTCCACCATTCGGTGGAGGCTTTGCAATTATTTGATTACTCAGTTATTGGTTAGCTAGTTGCGCCAGCCTCACCGCTGAGTCCGCGTACAACTACTAGACCATACATATCAGACCGAACCATCTGCTTAGCGTAGCGGGTCATGACTCCCTTGCGGGGCACGAAGTCCTCTACACCGAAGATAGTAGGTGTGACCTGTAGCGGCACATAGGGTGCGTATACATAGCCGCTTTCAAGGAAGCTTCCACCCATACGTCCGACGAGAACTAGGTTCCGTGGGAAGTAAGGATCGACGTAAACGTCCCACTTCTTAGAAAGGCTACCAGCCTTAACAGCACCGATGGTACCTCTATCAGAGTCGGCAGTAACGCTAGCTCGGAATCCACTAGTGAACTCAAGGATGTTAGCAACTTCGGGTGATGTCACGACGAAGTTTGCTCCACCTCTCAAGGTCTTGCGGTGAATTCTAGCTGACACGTCATTGATCGTCTCTGCGAGAGTCTCATACCACTCGGAAACCGTACCGGTGAAGTCAGGGGCAGCAGAGCTAGCACCAATTTCAGCACCAGTTTCGCGGTTAACGAATAGACCAGGGGAGCGTGACCAGTAAAGTGTACCGGCTGTACCACCTCGGACTAGATCGTTAAGAATTTCGCGATCGATTTCAAGAGCGATCTGCTCAGAAAGAATCTGAGTAAGCTCGACCTCGGCGTCTAGGTTGTGATAAGCATTAAGATCTTGTCCCAACTCAGGTGTCCACTTAGCTTTGAGCTTCTTGGTCTGAGCGGTAACAGCGATGCTGTCAACCTTAATGTCGATCTCAGGAATCTGAGCTTCATGCTCTAGAGCCCACTCGGTTGCACCGACGACGGAACCAATGGCTCCACCAGCCTGGAATTTATCAACCAGTGGGAATTTGAGCGTAAGAGAAGCTGAAGCCTGAGAGGTAGCAGCTCCGGAACTGTGCAGGATGAACTGTCCTTTGGTACCAACAAGCGTCATTAGAATGTGCGTGTTGGGGGCTGCAGGGTCAGGTCGAGTCAGACGACGAATCAAGCGCACCGTATTATCGGTAGGGAATGCTGCAACTAGTCCGTTAGCGTGCTCGGCGCCAGATCCGTCCTGTCCAGATGCTGAGAATGCTGTAAGATTATCAAAATCAGCATAATCAAAAGATGAACCAGTAACAGGAATTGACATTACCAATGCACTAAGGGTAGCAGAACCAGAAGCAATACCAGAAGCAAGATCTAATAGATCAGGATCGTAGTTTAGAACCTTCTTCTGTCCTTCGACTAGACCTTCGTCTAAGGCAATACCACCGGTTGCATAAGTAATATCAGCTAGACCGATACCACCTGAGTGAGATCCGGTTGGTGAAGCATAAATTCCACCGAATGTGTAAGGACCACCACTGTCCTGTCCACGGTTTGCCTCGGATGTACCCATACCGTTTCTACGACCGGATAGGGTAACACCACCTGTGATTTCTGAACCGACGACACCACCACCATAGATGGATGTGTCTGCCTGCTGATCGAAACGACTAGTGGCTGTGCCAGTACCAAGGTTGGGACTGTACTTGAAGTCTAGGAAGAAGATCAGACCAGAGGGTAAACTCATGGGCTGAACGCTAACTAGATCATTAGCGAGGAGTCCTCCGAAAACGCGACGGACGATAGGGAAAGCAACGGAAGCGAAACCTTCAACATCACCGGCGGCCATCTGAGAAGACTCACGAAGTAGCTCTTTAGCCTGATTTTCAAGCAATCGAGCCATAGATTGACGAGAGTTGTCACGTTCGATACCCTCAAGAAGTCCAGTACGTTCCCACTTTTCAAGTAGAGCGTGACCTTCTTTCTTAAGATCTCTGTTGACAATGCCCTCGGTTAATTTTTCGAGAATTGACATAATATTTTTGTCTCCTTTGTGATTTATATTATTTTTTATTGATTCCTGCAAGCAATTGCATTCTTTCTAAGAAAGGGTTGCGTTGCTCGCTACTAGACCTACGCCTAGCATGTAGAGATGAAGGACGGGAAACGGCTTCGCTCAATGATTTTGGACCGGTAGGCTTGCTACGAGTTCCCACTGTGCTTTGAAGGGTTTCATAAATGACCTTCGCTTCTTCTACGGAACCGACTTTAGAAATAGCTTCGACAATTTTGGTTTTTTGTCGCTCATTCAAGGAGACACTACTCAAAACACGGTTCGTGTAAAGTAATTTAGCGTTAATTACGCCAAGCTCTTCAGCTTTACTCTTCATTTCGAAGATAATAGATCTTAATCTATCATTTTCTTTTTTAGATTCTTCGAGTTCTTGGGCTGCTTTATGCATAGCCTCATATTTTTCTTTATATTCGGTGCTCTGTCTTCTAGCTAGCTCAAGCTCTTCTGCAAAATCGATATCAGCAGTTGGTGTTGCTAGCCAGCCATTTTTAACGGGCTTGGTATCAACGACCAACTCTTCAACAATATCAGCGATATTGTCGATGTTGATTTCTTCTTCCTCTAAGCTGTCTTTTTCGTGACATTTGCCCGTAGTAGGGTCAAAATAGCCAGGACAGTCATCTTCCATACCGCCAGCATCTCGTTCGTTAATTCCTTCTTCGCTTAAAAGATTATAAATTAATTCTTCGTCTATCTCAATGCCCTCTTGTAGCTCTTCATCTTCAAATTCATGCATAAGCTCCTCTTCTGGCATTGGTTCGCCGGCTGGCAATTCAGCAGCCATTGTGCGAAGATCGTCGATACTGAACTCAACTGGTTCATCTTTTTCAGGGCAAGGGCAAAGATCATGTCCTTCCAGCGCTCCTTCTGGGATGTCGACATCCACGTCTGCTGCTGGTTCGGCAGCTAGGGGATCCATTGCCATCGGGTCGACAGCAAGGGGATCCTCCTCTTCTGGCTGTTCCAAAAGTGTTTCAACAGCCTTTTTCACTTCGGGCGCATATTTCTCAATAATTGCGGCTTCCGCATTTTTAATTGCGGCTTCTTTTAATGCGGTAGCATCGATAATAGCTTGTTCTAGCATTGAGGACATAGAAAGTCTCCTAATATAAAATTACACATCTGTAATTAGTATACAGAAAGTCTAAAATCCGGATTTTATTAGGTGTTGGTATCGTATTCGAATACAACAGTAATGTTGACCTCGTTAGCTGCAGCTGCAAACTGCGTCGAAAGAGCAATTACGTCTCCCGCGCTAAAGTGTGAGGATCCAGAAAATGCAACCGTCTCTGTGGTATGTGCGCTAGCGAGATCAACAACAGCTTGCTCGTTTGTACCTGTTGTTGAGGGTCTTTCTGTACCGTCAGTAGCCTTATACAACCTTATGATCGAGGGGTTTCCTGCTGCTGATTCGGTCCTTATCAGAATCTTGGCTATTCTACCATCAAAAGGCACAATAAATCTTTCACCCTGGCTAGCATCACCGGAGTTTTCTGTGGGATTCCGATCCATCGGGACAAAACGTTCGTCTGTCCCATTATAATCATAGTTAAAGTGGTCGTAATAAAGTATTTTACCTCTCAGCGATCCTGCGAACGTTGCGCTACCATTTGGATTCAAGACTGCGGCATCATTAATTTGCAATGAAGAACCTGTAATGCCGACAGCGCCAGAGATTGCGCCTGAGACGTGTATGCTGTTCTCAAAATATGCTTTGCCAACAATATTCGCATCACCAGAAGATGATAAAGTAGTTTGCCCTGCGATGCCTCCAGCCAAAGACAACTTTCCACCACCATTTATAAAAGCTTGCCCGTTTGATTGCAGGCGAATTCCCTTGGTGCCACCATCGTTTATGGCTATATTATTAAAATGACCATAAGATGCAGTCACACCAGCAGAAGCCGTCACTCCAGCAGCAGTTGAGACGGCGCCCGTGACATTTAATACACCCTCTAAAGTAGATGCGCCAACAATGTTAAGATCTCCAGAGCCAGAAATTTCTCCAGTGACGAAAATCGGCCAAGCAAAATTGGCTTTTGTTGCATCGCCATCAAGTTGCAAAACATTCGTGGTGTCCACGCGCAACATTATGTCCTTGTCCCCGTCTTCTTGTCTAATAAAGAAGTGTTCTGCTGAATTAAGATAAATTGCAGCTTTATCGGCGCCGTCATTTTCAAAAACGATCTCTCTAGAGTCGCCGTCTGCCTTCGCAATTCTTAAAACTTCAATTCCGGTATTTGCAAAATGTGCTCCTCCGGAAACACTTAGTAAGTTTTCTATATAAGTTTTACCAACGATGTTAACGTCACCAGAAGCTGATAAACAAGTTGTGTCGGCGGCGCCGCCCATTATTGCCAACATTCCGCTTCCAAGTAATTGGATACTCTTCGTACCACCTTGGTTCACTGCGATATTATTTACGAATGCATATGAAGAGCTAACACCAGCAGATGCTGTCAAGCCAGCAGCCGTTGTAACTGCGCCGGTGACATGCAATGTGCTCTCAAGTGTTGCCGCGCCAACGATATTAAGATCGCCAGATGCGGAGACCTCGCCGTCAACGACAACTCTACCTCCTACGGGGTCTAAAGTAATATCTCCATCAATAGCAAATGTAAGATCAGCAGCAGCAGCATCATCATCAACCGTTGTGATTGTGGTTGCGCCATGGGTGGTGGTTTGAATCTGGAAATAATCGCCAACATCGGCTGAGCTTTCAATCCTAAGATCGGTACCGCCATCTTCGCAGTCAATGACGATTCCGAAGTTGATATCGCCGCCTCCAGCTTCAAACCTTGCTGCTTGGGCGATTCCAGTGCCGTTTGTTCCGCCTTGTGCGTTGATAAGCGCGCCGAATACTAAGCTATCGCCGGCATCAGCAGCGTGCGTAAGCGTTGGGGTGACATGCAAGCCATACATGTAGTTGGCACCGTTGGTGGCTGTGGTATTATCCATGTCAACCTTGACACCATATATGGTGTTGTTTGACGTGCTATTGCCGGTCTTATCAAGATCTATACTTAGTCCGGTTACTGTCGTTGCATCAGTGTCTGAGTGATCCTTGTTTATCGCCACGTCTCCTACTGTCGTAAGCGTCGTTCCATCGAATCTCAGGTTAGCTTCGCCGTTTAGGGCATCGCTAGAACTAAATGTTGCAATCCTGTTATCCGCGCCGTTGGCAACTGCCGATACAGTACTACTGCCCCCTGCTAACAAATTAGTTGCAGTTCCAGCGGAATCTTTAAAATAAAGTTTTGTTGTTCCAGAATCATCAGCAACGTAAAGTCGTCCCTTATTAGATGCTGGATTTCCAGGCGCCGTCATTTCTGTAATTTCAAAATAACCAGTTGTAGCTAAAACTCCAGCACGCAAGTGCATATTGTGTGTTCCACCGTCATTAATTCCTAACTTGTTTAAATCTTGATATGAAGCGCTGATACCAGTAGAGGCTGTTACGCCAGCGGCAGTGCTAATTGCACCTGTAACGTTTAACACACCCTCCAATGTGGCGGCGCCAACAATATTAAGAACACCAGATCCTGAGATCTCATTAGTCACGGCCATCTTGCCACCAAAAAATGAGGTTCCATCGGCTTGCAAACGAATGCTGTTGGTGCCGCCATCATTAACACCTATATTATTAAAGTGTCCATAAGAGGCACTAACACCAGCAGACGCAGTGACGCCGGCTGCGGTTGTGATTGCGCCAGAGACGTGCATTGCGCTCTCAATAACAGCAGAGCTAGTTAAATTACCAGCAATTGCAAGATTTCCTTCACCACTTCCGCTGAGCCATGTAAATGCCCCAGCGTCTCCCATTCTAATTGGCATTGTTCACTTCCTTTATTTATTCAACCTCTTCGGTAACGAATCTGAACTTCTTGCCGGTTCTCTTATTGATCAAGAAGAGGTCATCCTCGCCCTCCTGAATTGTATAAGATCCCCAAGTGCCATCAACTTCGTTTCCGCCGCCTCTGGACTCATTTGAAAGGTGTAAGTCTCCAGTGTAGATGTTTCGCCATCTATTTCCGGTGGCGCCGATATCGTAAGTGTTATCAGCAGCAGGATATATATGTCCGGTATTCGTGATGTTGCCATTGGCATTTAAATGAATTGTATCATTAACTCGGAATGATGAGCCGGTTATTCCAGTGGCGCCCGAAACCGTGCTAGCGAATACTGCAGCACCAGTAACATTCAAGGTGTTCTCCATGTAGGTTTTGCCGACAATGTTGACATCACCAGAAGCTGATAAACATGTTGTATCGGCGGCGCCGCCCATTATTGCCAACATTCCGCTTCCAAGCAATTGGATACTCTTCGTACCACCTTGATTGACGCCCAGATTGTTAACAAAAGCATAAGAAGAACTAACACCAGCAGATGCTGTCAAGCCGGCTGCGGTAGTAATTGCGCCAGTAACATTTAGAGTGCTTTCAAGAGTTGCTTGACCAACAATGTTTAATTCACCGGATGAAGAAACATTGGTCAGGGCGAAAGCACCAGAAACATTCAACGAGCCTTCAATAAATGTATTACCAACAACGTTAACATCACCAGACGCTGATAAGCATGTTGTACCAGCTGCACCACCGCCGACAGTCAATACTCCACCGCCGCCCATAATCAATTGACCATTTGGCTGCAAGCGGATACTTTTTGTACCACCATCGTTGATGGCTAAATTATTATAATGCCCATATGAGGCGGTCACACCAGCAGATGCTGTCAAGCCAGCAGCCGTTGTAACTGCGCCTGTGATATGCAATGTGCTTTCAAGTGTTGCCGCACCAACAATGTTGAGCACGCCAGACCCTGAAATCTCATCAGAGACGGTCATCTTGCCGCCGAAGAGGGAAGTACCATCTGCCTGTAGACGAATGCTCTTGGTGCCGCCGTCATTGACGCCCAGATTGTTAACAAAAGCATAAGAAGAGCTAACACCAGCAGATGCTGTCAAGCCAGCAGCCGTTGTAATTGCGCCGGTGACGTTTAAGACGCCTTCCAGTGTTGCAGCGCCAACAACATTAAGCACTCCTGATCCAGAAATCTCTCCAGCAACAGCAAGCACGGATCCATCGAATGTTAGATTGGCTTCACCGTTTAAAGCGTCACTTGAGCTAAATGTTGCAACTCTGTTATCTGAGCCGTTTGCAACTGCCGAAACGGCGCCGCTGCCCTCAGCCAACAAGTTAGTGGCTGTGCCAGCAGAATCCTTGAAATATAGTTTTGTTGTTCCGGAATCATCTGCAACATAGATTCGACCCTTGTTGGATGCTGGACTTCCAGGCGCCGTCATTTCTGAAACTTCAAAATAGCCAGTGTTTATCATAACGCCGGCGCCTAGGGCTATATTATGTGTTCCACCATCATTGATCCCCAATGTATTATAATTACCATAAGCACCACTGACACCCAAAGACGCTGAAATACCAGCTGCAGTGCTGATAGCGCCGGTAACATTTAAGGTGCTTTCAAGCGTTGCAGCGCCCACGATGTTAAGCACGCCGGATCCAGAAATCTCGTTAGTGACTGCCATCTTGCCACCAAAGAATGATGTCCCATCGGCTTGCAAGCGGATGCTATTAGTACCACCATCATTGACTGCCAAATTATTATAATGACCGTAAGAGGCGCTAACACCAGCCGAAGCAGTTAAGCCAGCAGCCGTTGTAATTGCACCTGTAACATTTAGAACGTTTTCGAGAGTTGCTTGTCCAACAATATTTAATTCACCGGATGAAGAAACATTGGTCAGAGCGAAAGCGCCGGAAGTATTGATAGCCCCTTCAACAAAAAGGTTACCAACAATGTTAACATCGCCAGAGGCAGATACACATGTGGTGCCAGCTGCTCCTCCTGCAACAACAACTGTCCCATCACCATTGAGACGAATACTCTTGGTGCCGCCGTCGTTGATAGCTAAATTATTATAATGCCCGTAAGAAGCACTAACACCAGTTGATCCTGTAACGCCCGCAGCAGTCGATATTGCTCCGGAGACTTCATACGCTGTCTCTATTACCGTTGAGGCCGTAATATTACCTACAATGCTTAGGTTACCCTCACCGCTACCACTTAGCCACGTAAAAGCTCCACTATCACCAAATCTAACGCCCATTATAAACCCTCCCTAGTCAATGCGCTCCATCAAAATCTTATATCTATGACCAGTTTTGTTGTTGGTCAAAGATAAGTAGTCGGGTTCCTCGATAATAGTCCAGTCGCCGCGATCATTTTTCAAATGAAGGTCGCCTGTATAAATATTTCTCCAGCGGGATGCTGCAGCGCCAAGATCGTAAGTATTATCAGCGGCGGGATATATGTGTGCAACATTAGTAATATTTCCATTTGCATTTAATTCTATAGTGTCATTAATTGTTAGCGAGGACCCAGTGATCCCAACTGCTCCAGAAATTGCACCTGAAACATGAAGAGTGTTTTCAAAAAAGCCCTTACCAACAACATTGATATCACCAGAAGCTGATAGACAAGTTGTATCGGCTGCAGACCCAAGGATCTCGATTACTCCATTTCCTTTGAGTTTAATATTCTTCGTTCCGCCACCATTAATTTGCAAGCGATTCAAAAGACCATAAGATGAACTGACTCCAACAGAAGCAGTCAACCCGGCAGCAGTTGTAATCGCGCCTGTAACGTTGAGTGTGCTTTCCAGTGTCGTAGCGCCAACAATATTTAATGGACCAGATCCAGAAATTTCTCCTGTACCTTTAAGTTTAATGTTGTTGGTGCCACCACCATTGATTTGCAAGCGATTTAGTAAACCATAAGATGAACTAACGCCAACCGAAGCAGTTAGTCCGGCGGCTGTTGTGATAGCACCCGTAACATTTAAAGTATTTTCAAAGAAGCCCTTACCAACAACATTAATATCGCCAGAAGCTGATAAACAAGTTCGATCGGCTGCGGAGCCTTCAATGGCGAGTATGCCGTTTCCTTTAAGCTTGATCCCTCTTGTGCCGCCGCCATTAATTTGCAAGCGATTTAGAAGACCGTAAGATGAGCTAATTCCGACAGAAGCTGTTAAGCCGGCGGCGGTTGTGATTGCGCCGGTAACAT